CTTACATTGCATTCCTCTATGAGGTAGATTGCACGCTGCACAAGAGTATATGTTTTGCCGGTTCCGGGACCTGCCGTTATGAGGACAGGACCGTCTGCAGCCGCTATGGCTTTCCGCTGCCCGTCATTTGCGTTTCCAAAATCAAACATATCTGTGCCTTACATCCTTTCGGTCATTCATCAGATGCGGGACTCCCGTCCGGCACGACTTCCATGATATCAGCTATGTCGCACTGAAGGGCAGAACATATCTTGAGTAGAACCGCTGTGCTGACATTCTCCCCGTGGGTGAGCTTTGCCACGGTGGAGGAACTAAGCTGCGCCGCCTCTCTCAAGTCCTGCTTCTTCATGTCCTTATCAATGAGTAACTTCCATAATTTTTTATAGCTGATAACCATGCATACGCTCCTCAATCTGTAACCCTTTGTTTCCGACAAAGGCCTGTCTCTTTCAAGTAACTCAACAGTTACTTATAATTATAGCACATTCCGTTTCCAAAATCAAGAGTTGAGTGCGAGAACGCAAAATATTTATTTCCTATTTAAAAATTTGAAAACAATCTTGCTGCAAAGGAGCGTTCAAAGGTGTTCAAAGAATTTTGCGTTTCCTATTGACATTTGAGCCAAAATAGTGTAAACTAAAGGTTACAGTCCGCCACTATGACTGAGAAAGAGGAATCGATAGACTATGAAAGCCGAATTGATCGCAAATATTATCGCTGCCCACTGCTCCGGGGACGAGACGTCCTTCAAGACCGCTGTGGAGTCTCTGGCAGCTGATGAGGATAAGAAAGGAAACAGCCGTGTCTCCAGTATGATTCTCGATGCATATAAAGGCAAGAACATTACACTTATGAAGAAACCCGATGTCGGGCAGCCGGTCGGAGGTGGGTTTGCCGTACAGTCGGCAGGCGGCGGCAGTTCCTTTACTCCGAGGGACAAGGACAGTCTCCTGGAACTGTATGACATCGTCCACTCCGATATATCGCTCTCCGATGTCGTGCTGCCGGAGAACCAGCGAAAGTTACTCCTTCAAATTTTGGAGGAACGCCAGAACGACACCAAGCTGGCAAAGCACAATCTCCCTCCCGCCAACCGTCTGCTTCTCTGCGGGCCTCCGGGATGCGGAAAGACGATGACAGCACACGCCATCGCACACGAACTGAATCTCCCTATGGCTTATGTGAGGATAGACGGCCTTGTGTCCTCCTACCTTGGGCAGACAAGCGTGAACTTACGAAAGATATTTTCAAGCGTGGGCAATCAGAACATCGTTCTTTTTCTGGATGAGTTCGATGCCATCGCCAAGAAGCGTGATGACGGTCACGAGATGGGTGAACTGAAGCGTGTGGTTACGGCGCTCCTTCAGAACTTCGACAATATGCCGTCAAATGTATTTCTGATTGCGGCCACCAACCATGAGCATCTCCTCGATCCCGCAATCTTCAGACGCTTCAACTACACCATCAATATAGGCTACCCGGATGCAGACCAGCGCAGCGAGTTGATTCAGCGGTGGTTCAAGGACTATACCGTGGAAACCGAAGTAGACATACAAAAGCTGACCGACCTTACCGCAGACCGCAGCGTGGCGCAGATAAAGGAACTGGTTATCTCTGCCGCCAAACGTTATGTAACCACGGATAAGCCGGTAACGATGGAGGATATGATAGAACTGCTTATCCAGCAGATGACGAATAATTCTAACGGCGCGGGCGTGGTGGATGCCGCTGCCGACCTGAAAGCGAAGGGAGTGAGCGTCCGTACCCTTGCGAAGGCAATCGGGATGCCGCACAACACTCTAAGCTATCAGATAAATAAGTTAAACAAAGGCAAAGAGGTGGATGAATAGGTATGGCAGATGATTTCAGACCGCATCTCCTGATTACTGAGGATGATGTAGAGACTCTTGAAAATGTAAAGCAAGCGCGGAGCAAAGACCTGGGATTGGATCGAATGGCACATGGGACGAAACTGTCCACAGATCTGCAGGAAATTGTCTCCGCCTATACCCGTGTGCAAGGAACGGATTCTCTCCGTGATGAGGATATCCGTCTTTTTGAAGTTGTCCTCCAAGAGGGAGAAAAATTCTCGAACAAAACTCTTCGTGAATTCCTGGAACAAGAAGGAATGACCATCGCTTCTGTCAGGGATTCCCGTCATGCCATTGTATCTTCGCCAAAAGCCAAATTTGACTCTCTTCAGCAGAGGGTCGGAAACTACCGCGACAATAAACGCAGCAATAAAAAGTTCCAGTACATTGACAGTTTTCATTTTCCTGATCCGATTGAGAAACAGGCTCCTTCCATAAAAGAGATGCTGGAGAAGGAGGCAACCTTCCCTCTTGATGTCGAGATCATGGAGCAGCTTTTGCCGAAGGGAACCGATCTGCAGGTTCAGGCTCGTGCAGAAGAACGGCTTATTGCGCTCATACAGCAGAACCAAGGTGTTATCCAGTCAAAGCCGTATAAACTTTCTGATGGGACACCTATCGTCCGTGCAGAGATTCCGCTCGGAAAACTCGAAGAGATATCTGGCGATACCATCGTCAGCCATGTCGCACCGACAGGTTTTTACGCTACATCTCCTATGTACGCCGTCCCTGCGCAGAAGCAGATGTCCCTTAATCCGAATGTTTCCATTGATGAACTTCCTATCGTGGCGGTGCTTGATACTGGAGTTGATTTTCCTCCGGAACTTGAACCGCTGATTGTTGAACATTGGGTGCCGACGGGGGCAGCTCCAGGCGATATGAAGCATGGAACCAATGTGGCGGGAAAGGTCGCATTTGAGAACCTCGGCGAGCAGCTTGCCTCTGGTGTCCTCACACCGAGAGCAAGAATCATAGACTGCAATATCCGCGGGCTTGATCCCGATTCCAAAAAGCCGGATCGTCCTGACCTTATCTGTAACAGTACCATGATTGCAAGAATCAAAGAGGCTGTTCTGCGTTACAAGGACATCACGAAAATCTTTAATTTCTCATCGAGCGAGGAAACACCTATCCAAGGTGACGAAATAAGCATCCTCGGCTATGAGTTGGATGTTCTTGCGATTCAACATGGTGTGAAGTTTACCATTTCGGCTGGCAATCACTATCTGTACCGCAGTCAGGATTCACTCCAGGACATTCTGAATGATGATGATAACCGCATAGCGGCACCGGCTGATTCAATGTTGAACATAGCTGTCGGTGCGATTGTCGGTGCAGAGCATAAGGAAGGCTTGAGCCGTCAGTACGATGTGGCTCCTTATTCGAGAATCGGTCCGGGATTCAGAGGCTTCCGAAAGCCCGATATCGTTTCTTACGCAGGAACGATGACCAAGGCCGACTTTGTACCACCCGATGAATATGCCATGATGATTGCAAGCGGCGGTCAGTGGGCATTTGAAGCCGGGACAAGCTTTGCTGCTCCTACTATCGCAGGAGACCTTGCGGAGATATCTGAGTCCGTTCCCGACCATGATATTCTTTTGTCGGAGGCACTTCTCTATCACGGTGCAGAGATGCCTATCGCCGAGGTGAAGAAAAAGAAAATTTCCAGAGATGACAATGCGTTCTACGGCAATCTATATGGCAGAGGCATTGCAAACCCGCTCGCGAGTATGTTTTCCACGGCGCATCGTGTGACATTTCTACATCGCGGTATCATGAATAAGAAATTCAAGCAGCACGCGAAATTTCTTATGCCGAGCGTCTGCGATACACAGATGGATATGAGCAAGCGTGATAAAAAGGTACGGGTGACCGTCACCTGCGTGACACAGCCACCGGTTGATAAAACCAAGGGGGCGGAGTATCTCGGAGCATATGTAAATGCATCGCTTCATTCAAGAAACAGCAACGATAAACTGGTTACGAACAATCCCTCGGAATCTGACGGACGCAAGGATTGGGATACCTGTTTCCATTTTGAACAGGAGTTTTCCAGTTTTCACGGTGGTGATTGGGAAGTGTGGCTTGAACTGCATACCCGCTACGATGTAGAGGACGAGCAGGAAATAGACTATGCTCTCGCAATAACGATTGAGGACTTAACGGAATCACTTCAGCTTTATGATGCTATCATGAATGAAGCTCAGAACCGCTTTCCGGCAGTGCAGCTTGTCCGTCTTCCTGTTCGTACTTAAAAAAAGAGAGCGAGGTGTTCTCTTTTTGGAGATGCACCTCGTTCTTCTTTAATCTTTGCGCTGGCTTTTCAAGAAAGCGATATACTGATTGACCTGATCTATCTCATCTTGGCTCAAGTCCTCGGTATCTTTGATTCCCGCAGCAACGGTACCGCCGGAGCTTTCGGCAGCAGGTTCATCAATGTATCCTGCCGCGGCCATCAATTCCTCATAGGGAACGCCGAGGGCAGAGGCGATAGATCGAAGCACCTGCGGAGATGTCTGTTTCCGCAAGCCATCCTCTATTCGTTTTACTTCTGTATGGCTGATATCGGCAAGTTCAGCAAGCCGCCTGATCGACAGCCCTTTTTCTGTTCTTTTTTCCCTTATATAAGTTCCAAGTTCGTTCATGATACAGTCCTCCTCGCTTGAACCTCTTTCATTATAGCATAAGCGTAACCTAAAAGCAACACTTTTTTGAAAAAAGGCTTGTGTTTTGTAACCTAAAGGTGTATACTATGAAAAACGGAATCTAAAGTTCCAAAATCGGTCGACCGCTCCCATGCGGTCTATCTTTTGGACGCAGTGGAACCTTTAGGTTTCGGAAAGGAGTAAGGTAATGAAGCCCAATATTGAATACATCAAACAGGAAATGGAACGGCATAAGTGGACAGGCAGCCAGCTTGCCATGAAAATGGGCGTTTCACGAATGGAAGTAAGCCGACTTTTACGCGGAAAGCGAGTCGGCGGCAAGAAGTGCATTGGCGGTCTTATCAAGGCGCTTCCCGATGCCGACTTAAAAGACTTATTTTTTTGGATTAAGTGGAACTTATAGTTTCCGAGAAGGGGTGGACTATGGAGCAAGTGAAGAATCTTGATGATAAGCGTGTCTGCGATAAGAGCAAGGACGGCAAGGTCATCGTCATTCGGAAGAAGGACTGCATTACCCGGATTACCGCCAATGCAGACAGAACGCTCAAGGTTACCCATGAGTATGTGAAGTAGCGAGTCTGTGATGTCAGTGCCGATGGCAGGATCGCGGAAATCGTCCTCAGGACTGCATGACACGCATCACGGCAAACCTGGATGGAACGCTTCGTATTGAAAACTTTCATCTCGACCACGCGGCATAACTAAACATTAAGGAATCCGCCAGAACGCGAGACGGCAGTGCGGAATCCACTATCTTCCCTCACGGGAGTAGTGGGTTCTCCCTGCCGTCTTTTTTTGTTTTGTGCGGATTTTACGGCTCTGGCGGATTTCAAATCTGAAATTCAAAGGAGTCAATATCGTGCAAAACAACGAAAACCAGTACACCATCTACATCCGCTCCACGAAAGAGAGCATCCCTGTCAACAAGGAAGAATTCGATGCCTACTACCACGACATCAATATCTACCGAATCCGTCAGCAGAGGCACGGTCGCTGCGTGTGTCCCGCAAGCAAGCGGCTCACCTGCGATATGGACTGTCTGACTTGCCCCTTCCAGCGCATGGGCGATATGCGTTCCCTCGATTACACCGAAACCGATGACGAAGGAAACGAAACTGCCTGGGTCGATGAAATCCCAGACGATTCGCCTTTACTTGAAGGCATCATCATCGAGGCTTCCGAAATGAAAGCTCTGTACGCTCGGCTTACGGACCTGATGCCGGAGGCAATCAAAATCGGCGAGCTGCGACTTGAGGGCTTAACCGAGGATGCCATCGGCGAACGCATTGGAATCGGCAGAAAGACCTATGCCTACAGATTAAAAAAGGTTAAAGCCGTCCTCGAAAAAGAATTCCCGGACATTTTCTGAAAAAAGTTTCCCGGATTTTTTCCGAAATGCCCTCCTCATGTTCATGGGAGAGTGTAAGGGGCAAAACGATAACGCTCCTTCGGGAGGTGAAAACGAATGAACGAAGCAAAGAAAGATGCTCTGAAGCCAGAAGAAGAACTCGTTGACGTTCTGCTCGACTTCATCATCGTGTCCGCAACCCTGGCAAAGAAAGTCACCCAGGCGGTGAGAGAAAAGCAAATCAAGGAAGGAGCGCACAAAGATGTCAAAAATGAGCGAACTGGATGCCGCGATCAGAGACCTGCGAATTGCGGCTGTCGCTATTAACGATGCGGCTGACACCCTTTCGGAGATATTCAGCGGCGAGACCGCCGAAGCTCCGGCAAAACCGACCGAGCCGGTTCCCACCAAAGAAGACGTCCGTGCGATCCTCGCAGAGATGTCCAGCCGTGGCTTCACCGCCCAGGTAAAGGAACTGCTCCGTCAGCACGGCGCGGCAACGCTCTCCGGTATTGACCCTTCGGAGTACGCCGCCCTCATCAAAGATACGGAGGGAGTCGGCAATGGGTAATCACGCTCTGCTTTCCGCATCTTCATCTCACAGATGGCTGAACTGTCCTCCGTCCGCAAGGCTCGGTGAGAACCACGAGGACAGGGGCAGCACTTTCGCCGCCGAGGGAACGGATGCCCACAGCCTGTGCGAATATAAACTCAAGACGGCTCTGGGCATTCCGTCCGAAGACCCCACCGAAAACCTTTCCTGGTACAACGAGGAGATGGAGGAATGCGCCAACAGCTATGCCGCCTATGTGCTTGAACTCCTCGCCGAAGCGAAGAAGGTCACAACCGACCCCATCGTGCTGATTGAGCAGCGGCTCGATTATTCCAAATATGTCGAGAGCGGCTTCGGCACCGGGGACTGTGTCCTCATCGCCGACGGCACCTTCAACATCGTGGACTACAAGCACGGCAAGGGAGTGGAGGTCTCGGCAGAACACAATCCGCAGATGATGCTGTATGCCCTCGGCGCTTTGGATATCTTCGATGCTCTCTATGACATCGACACGGTCACGATGACCATCTATCAGCCCCGCCGCTCCAATGTCAGCACCTACACCGTTTCGACCGTCGAGCTTCTCGAATGGGCAGAGACCGTTCTGAAGCCGACCGCCGAGCTTGCCTTCAAGGGCGAGGGTGAGTTCCATTGCGGCGAGTGGTGTCAGTTCTGCAAGGCGAAAGCGGACTGCCGGGAACGCGCCAGAGCGAACCTCGCGCTTGCTGCCTATGACTTCGCCGAACCTCCGCTCCTCACGGATGAGGAAGTCGAAGAGGTCCTCTCCAAGGTCGATGACCTTGTGTCCTGGGCAAACGACATCAAGGAATACGCTCTGCAAGCCGCTATCAGCGGTAAGGCGTGGAACGGATGGAAGGTTGTCGAGGGACGATCCAACCGCAAGTACACAGACGAAAGGCTCGTAGCCGCAGCGGTCATCGCCGCCGGTCACGACCCTTACGAACAGAAACTGCTCGGCATTACCGAGATGCAGAAAACGCTCGGCAAAGCCAAGTTTGACGAAATCCTCGGTCGCTTCATCACGAAGCCTCAGGGAAAGCCCACGCTCGTTCCGATGTCTGACAAGCGTCCGGCTATGAACACAGCGGCATCAGATTTTGAAAATTAAAGGAGTAAACGATTATGTCTAATAACACCACCAAAGTCAACAACCCCATGAAGGTCATCACCGGCAAGGATACCCGTTGGTCTTACGCAAACGTCTGGGAAGCCAAGAGCATCAACGGTGGCGCACCCAAGTTCAGCGTTTCCCTCATCATTCCCAAGAGCGATACCGTCACCGTACAAAAGATTAAGGCTGCCATCGAAGCCGCCTATCACGAGGGCGAGGCGAAGCTCAAGGGCAACGGCAAGTCCGTCCCGGCTCTCTCCGTTATCAAGAATCCTCTGCGTGACGGCGATACCGAACGCCCCGATGATCCCGCCTACGCAGGGTGCTACTTCGTGAATGCCAACTCCACGACCGCTCCCGGTATCGTGGACGCTGACCGCAATCCCATCCTTGTCCGCAGCGAGGTCTATTCCGGCGTGTACGGCAGAGCCTCCATCAACTTCTACGCTTTCAACAGCAACGGAAATCGCGGCATTGCCTGCGGTCTTAACAACCTTCAGAAGATTCGTGACGGTGAACCCCTCGGCGGTAAGGCTTCGGCTGAATCCGACTTCGACACCGATGACGATGACGATTTTCTGGCGTAAGGAGGGCTAAGTCATGAGCGAAATGATTACCACCATCCTCTGCATCGGACTCCTGTCCATCTACGCTCTTCTCGGAGTGACCTTTCTGATTCACTCCATCGCTGACATCTTCGACAATCGCCGCAGGGCGAAGCGTGAGGAAGAGCGCGAAAAGCGTGACCTCGAATACCACAAGATGCGCATGAAGGAATCTAAGTAATCAACCGCCGTGGGCGGTGGGAGCGATCCTGCCGCCCTTTACGGCTACGTGAGGTGACAACTTTTGAAAACCATAAGTATTGATATCGAAACATACAGCGGCACCGACTTAAACAAGTGCGGTGTTTACAAATACACGGAAGACCCGGACTTCGAGGTGCTTCTCTTCGGCTATGCCGTGGATGGAGGTGAAGTCCATGTGGTCGATCTGGCTCTCGGCGAAAAAATACCGGCAGACATTTCCGCCTCGCTGACCGATGAAAATGTGCTGAAGTTCGCCTTCAATGCTAATTTCGAACGAGTGTGTCTCTCTCGACATCTCGGGCTGCCCACGGGCAAATACCTCGACCCGTCCTCATGGCGATGCACGATGGTGTGGGCGGCATATATGGGACTGCCGCTTTCACTACAGGGTGTTGGTGCGGTGCTGAACCTCGACAAACAGAAGCTTACCGAGGGAAAGGAACTCATCAAGTATTTCTGCTCTCCGTGCGTTCCGACCAAGAGCAACGGCGGCAGAACACGCAACCGCCCGGAGGATGCCCCGGAGAAATGGTCACTCTTCAAATCATATAACCTCCGTGACGTGGAAACCGAAATGGGCATACAGCAGAAGCTCATGAAGTTCCCCGCGCCGGAATTCGTGTGGGACGAATACCACATTGATCAAGAGATCAATGATCGCGGGGTTCGGCTGGATATGCCCCTTGTAGATACAGCTATCCGAATGGATACCGCCTCAAGGCAGGAGCTGATGGACGATATGCGCCGCATCACGGAGCTTGAAAATCCCAACTCGGTATCGCAGATGCGGTCATGGCTTGCCGACAACGGTCTGGAAACCGATAGCCTCGGCAAGAAGGTCGTCAACGAAATGCTGAAGACCGCACCGCCGGAACTCGCCGATGCCCTTGTTCTCCGCCAGCAGCTTGCCAAGTCCTCGGTGAAAAAGTATCAGGCAATGCAAAACGCTGTGTGTTCGGACGGCAGAGCCAGAGGTATGTTTCAGTTTTACGGTGCCAACCGCACCGGGAGATGGGCAGGCAGGCTCATTCAAATGCAAAATCTGCCCCAGAACCATCTGTCCGACCTTGCCGAAGCGAGAGGGCTTGTCCGCAGCGGTGATTTTGAAGCCGTGAAGATGCTCTATGAGGATGTGCCGGACACGCTGTCGCAGCTCATCCGCACCGCCTTCATCCCCCGCGAGGGAGCAATGTTCTATGTGGCTGACTTCTCGGCAATCGAAGCGAGGGTCATCGCATGGTTCGCCGGAGAGTCGTGGCGGCAGGAGGTCTTCGCCGAAGGCAAGGACATCTACTGTGCTTCGGCATCGCAGATGTTTCGAGTGCCGGTCGAAAAGCACGGTGTCAACGGACACCTCCGCCAGAAAGGCAAAATCGCTGAACTGGCTCTCGGCTACGGCGGCTCCGTGGGTGCTTTGAAGGCAATGGGAGCATTAGAGATGGGCTTGACCGAAGAGGAGCTTCAGCCGCTCGTTCAGGCATGGAGAGCGGCAAACCCCAACATCGTCAAGTTCTGGTGGGACGTTGACCGTGCCGTGCTGACCGCCGTCCGGGATAAGACTACCACAGAGACACACGGCATTCGCTTTCTCTGCCGCAGCGGAATGCTCTCCATACTTCTTCCGTCCGGCAGGATGCTCAATTACGTCAAACCGAAAATCGGCGAGAACAGATTCGGCGGCTCCTGTATTACCTACGAAGGTGTCGGCGGTACGAAGAAATGGGAACGGCTCGAAAGCTACGGTCCCAAGTTCGTGGAGAATATCGTTCAGGCAACAGCGAGGGACATTCTATGCTATGCCATGAAGACCCTTCGCCGCTGCTCGATCACCATGCACATCCACGATGAACTCGTAATTGAAGCCAACCCTCGTGTATCCCTCGATGCCATCTGTGAGCAGATGGGCAGAACGCCGCCGTGGGCAAATGGACTGCTCCTCCGGGCAGACGGGTATATAACGGAATTCTATAAGAAAGATTGAGGTAAATCCTATGGGAATAAACAAGTTCAATGCGGAGGGCTATTACGACCCCACCGCATACGAGGCAATGACAAACGTTGCAAAAGAGGAAAAAGCGTTCTTCGCATTCAGACCTGTTGTGTATATCTGCTCACCCTATGCCGGAGATATTGAGACGAACGTCAAGGCGGCACAGAGATACAGCAGATTTGCCGTAGATACCGGCTATCTCCCCATCGCTCCGCATCTGCTGTTTCCTCAGTTCATGGATGACGGCAATCCGAAAGAGCGGGAACTCGCCATGTTCTTCGGCAATGTGCTGATGAGCAAATGCGCCGAATTATGGGTCTTCGGAGATCTGATTTCAAACGGTATGGCTGCCGAAATAGAAAGGGCCAAGCGTAAGAATTACGCCATCCGATATTTTAATTCCGACCTTAAGGAGGTAACCGAAAATGCGTGACCTGCCAATCGCTTACGGCAATAGCTGCTATGCCAAGACCTGGGCGAACAAAACCACCGCATGGGAAGACCTGTGCGAAAGATTGAAAAACACTATCCGCACGACCGAAACCGTAGAGGAATATCCGAAGCTCAAAAAGGATGACCGGGACCGTGCCAAGGACAAAGGCGGCTTTGTGGGCGGTTATCTGAAAGGCAACCGCCGCAAGCGTGAGACCGTGGTATGCCGCTCCATGCTCACGATGGACGCAGACCATGCCGAGATTGGTTTTATCGACCGTTTCGCCTCGAAGTGCCGGTACTCATCCTGTCTCTATACCACCCACGGACATACACCCGAACAGCCTCGCTGCCGCATCATCGTGCCGCTGACGAGGGACATAACCCCGGACGAGTATGTGGCTCTCGCCAGATACTTCGCTTCCGATTGGGGCATCGACCAGTTTGACGAATGCTCCTACAAGCCGAGCCAGCTCATGTATTGGCCGACAACTCCGGCAAACGGTGAATTCATCAGCAAGACCACCGAGGGCGAATGGCTCGATCCCGATGTATATCTCACGGCGCATCCGAACTGGAAGGACTGCTCCCTGCTTCCGACCTCCTCCCGTGAAAGCGCCGTCCGTGAGGCAAGCGGCAAAAAGCAGGAAGACCCTCTCGCCAAGCCCGGTGTGGTGGGCGCGTTCTGCCGTGCCTACGGTATCGCCGCCGTGATTGAAACCTACCTCGCCGATGTATATGAGCCTTCCGCAATGGAGGGGCGTTACGACTATATCTCCGCCGACTCATCTGCCGGTGTCGTGGTCTATGATGACAAGTTCGCATACAGCCATCACGCCACGGACCCCGCCTGCGGCAAACTGCTGAACGCTTTTGACCTCGTCCGCATCCACCGCTTCGGCGATGATGACGAGAAGAAGTCCTTCAAGCAGATGACCGAACTTGCTCTCTCGGACGATACGGTCAAAGAGAATCTTGCTGCCGAGCGTATCGCTCAAGCCGGAGAGGATTTCTCCGATGATGCCGACTGGCATAAGCGGCTTCACTTCGTACCCCGCTCCGGGGCATTGGAAAACAGCGTGTGGAACTTGAACCTCATCCTTGAAAACGATCCCGACTTGCAAGGCTTCGCTTTCAACGATATGGCGAATCGCATCCAAGTCACAGGTGAAATGCCGTGGGACCGTCCCGAAGGAAACTCTTTCTGGAGGGATGCCGACTCTGCCCAGCTTAAATCGCTCGTGGATATCCGTTACGGCGAGTTCACCACACGAAACTACGACGTCTCCTTTACCAAGGTGGCAGATGACCGTCATTTCCATCCTGTGAGGGATTACCTCAACGGACTCCCCAAGTGGGACGGCGTGAAGCGTGTCGAGGAACTGTTCATCAAATATCTGCAGGCTGACGATACGGAGTATGTCCGTACCGTCACGAGAAAAACCTTCGCCGCCGCTGTTGCGAGGGTACTGTGTCCCGGCATCAAGTTCGACTGCGTTCCCGTCCTTGACGGCGAACAGGGCATCGGCAAAAGCTCCATCGTAAAAGACCTCGTCACGCCTGAATACTACTCCGAATCCCTCTCGCTGACCGATATGGACGATAAAGCCGGAGCGGAAAAACTGCAAGGCTTCTGGGTGGTCGAGATCGGAGAGCTTGCCGGAATGAAAAAAGCCGACATTGAAAAGGTGAAATCCTTCCTCTCCACCTCTGATGACAAATACCGTCCGAGCTACGGCAGAGTGGTCGAAAGCCACCCCCGCCAGTGCATCATCATCGGCACGGTCAACGGTGAACGCGGCTACCTCCGTGACATCACGGGCAACCGCCGTTTCTGGATCATCAAAGTGCATCAGAAAACACAGAAGCAGAGCTGGCACTTCACCCAGGCAGACCGCGATCAGTTCTGGGCAGAGGCGAAGGCTATCTGGGAGTCCGGCGAAAAGCTGTATCTCGAAGGCGATATCCTCGCCGAGTCCGAGAAGGCGCAGCGGAACGCTATGGAGGTGGACGAACGTGTCGGCATGGTCGAGGAGTATCTGAACACCCTCCTTCCCGAAGGATGGGACGATATGGATGTGTATGCCCGTCGCTGTTTCCTCTCCGGCGATCCGACCGCTGTCAAAGGCACCACGGAACGCACGACCGTATCCAATGCGGAAATATGGTGCGAGTGCTTCGGCAAGAACCTCTCCGAACTGAAGTCTGCCGACAGCTATGCCATCGCTGCCCTTATGACGCAGATTCCCGGTTGGAAACGCGGTGCCGCCGCCAAACGACTGCCCCTCTACGGTAAGCAGCGAATTTACGAAAAAGGCTAACTGCGGAACAAGATGCGGAACAGGAACAACTTTTTCCCTTATATTTGTTCGGCGATAAAGAGATAAAGACCCGCATATACGCACGTATAGGAATATAAGGAAATGGTTGTTCCACTCGTTCCGTTGTTCCAGAAAGGACAAATATGAAAAGCGAAAAACAAATAGAACAGGGTCTCGTCAAAGCCGTGAAAAATATGGGAGGTATCGCGCCCAAGTTCGTCAGCCCAGGTTTTGACGGAATGCCCGACCGCATCGTGCTTCTTCCTTATGGGAAGTTTGCATTTGTGGAAGTAAAGGCTCCGGGCAAAAAGCCCCGTCCGTTGCAGGTATCAAGGCATGGCTTGCTTCAGCGTCTCGGCTTCAAGGTGTATGTTCTTGACGATATGAACCAGATCGGAGGGATTCTCGATGATATACGAACCGCATGACTATCAGAAATATGCCATCAACTTCATCAAGGAAAACCCCATCGCCGCCGTCCTGCTGGATATGGGCTTGGGTAAGACAAGCATCACGCTGACCGCCATCAACGACCTCCTTTTCGACAGCTTCGATGTACGGAAAGTTCTCGTTATCGCTCCGCTGCGTGTGGCACGGGATACATGGATTGCCGAGGTCGATAAGTGGGATCATCTCCGGCACCTCATCTGCTCCGTGGCCGTCGGCACCGAGGCCGAACGCAAAGCGGCTCTCCGAAAGAAAGCCCACATCTACATAATCAACCGTGAGAATGTCTCATGGCTCATCGAGGAAAGCGGCATCTCGTTCGACTTCGATATGGTGGTGATCGATGAGCTTTCCTCCTTCAAGAACGGCAAGGCAAAGCGGTTCAAGAGCCTGCTGAAAGTCAGACCTCTCGTAAAACGCATCGTAGGTCTGACCGGCACTCCCGCCGGAAACGGTCTGATGGACTTGTGGGCAGAGTTCAGGGTTCTGGATATGGGCAAACGCCTCGGACGGTTCATCTCCAACTACCGTCTCAACTACTTCACCCCGGACAAACGCAACGGTCAGATCGTGTATTCCTATAAGCCGCTGCCGTTCGCGGAGCAGGCAATATATGATGCCATCTCCGACATCACCATTTCGATGAAGTCCACCGACCACCTAAAAATGCCGGAACTGGTCAGCACAGCGTATCCCGCCGTAATGAGCGATGCGGAATCGCAGATCTATGAGGATTTTAAATCCGAGTATGTGATGAAACTCGGAAAGGACAAGGAGATTACCGCCGCCAATGCCGCCGTCCTCTGCGGAAAGCTGACGCAGATGGCAAACGGGGCGATTTATGACGAGTCCGGCGAATGCCACCTCATCCACGACCGAAAGCTGGACGCTTTGGAGGACATCATCGAAGCCGCCAACGGAAAGCCGCTTCTGGTGGCATACTGGTATCAGTCCGACCGTGACCGTATCGAAAAACGGCTGCACGAACTGCATATCCCGTTTTCACGGATGGACAGTTCCGACAGTATCCGCAGATGGAACAGCGGTGAGCTTCCCGTTGCCCTTATCCATCCGGCATCTGCAGGACACGGGCTGAACCTTCAAAGCGGCGGCAGCACCATCGTGTGGTTCGGCATGACGTGGAGCCTTGAGCTTTACAGTCAGACGAACGCAAGGCTGTGGCGGCAAGGTCAGATCTCCGACACCGTGGTGGTCATGCATATCATCACCGCCGGCACCATTGACGAGGACATTATGAAAGCCCTTCAGCGAAAGGAGAAAACGCAGTCCGCATTGATAGCGGCAGTTAAGGCCAATCTGTGACAATCTATGAAAATCCGTGCCAATCCGAGAAATATAAAAAAATCGGAGGTACAGAATATGACCCCTTTTGAAGAACTGGCAAATGCCATCGTGATCCAAGCGGCGAAGGACTATATGAAAGCCCTGAAAAAGCTGAAAAAATATCCGAGGGATGCAGAAGCAAAGCAGACGAGGAATGATTGTGAGAGTTTCTTCCGTTCCTCGTGGTACAGTACATTGACTTCGGTTGATGGAGAGCTTCTGATGCGGAAACTGCAAATGGAGGTGGCGGCATGACGGCAAAAGAATACTTGAGTCAGGCATACCGTCTCGATCAGCGTATCAACTCTAATATCGAAGAGGTCACCATGCTTCGTGAAATGGCAAACAGTATATCCTCGCCGTCATGGGGCGAAAAGGTGCAGACTTCCCGCAGTACGGAAGCCCCCTTTGTACGGAGCCTTGAGAAAATCATGGACTTGGAGGATATCATCAACAAGGAAATCGACACCCTTGTCTGTCTGAAAAAGCAGATACGAACGGTCATTGAAGCTGTGCAGAATACGGATGAGCGGCTCGTTCTCCGTTACCGTTACATCCATAACTGCACATGGGAGCAGATAGGAAACGAACTGAATGCCGATGCGAGAACCATTCGCCGCTGGCACGGTGAGGCTCTCCTCAAGGTAAAAGTCCCCGAAAACCCTATCGTCATATAAATGCGCCCGAAATGTCCTGCTTTGTCCGTAGATGTACACCGCCACATTATGGTATGATATAATCAGCAAAGAATATAAAGACGAGCCTTCGAGGGAGCAATCCTTCGAGGGCTTTTTTCATACCCCCAAGGAGGTGAAGAGATGCCAAGAAAACCACTGCGCCCGTGTTCTCATCCCGGCTGTCCCAACCTTTGTGAGGGACAGTTTTGTGAACAGCACCGTGCGGAGGAACGCCGCAAGTACGACAAATACGAGCGCAGCTCCGATGTTAACCGCAAGTACGGCAGAGCATGGAAACGC